TGGGCATCTGTGGTAGTCTACTGACTATATCAGAAAAGAAAACGTTGGCATCATGGACTTTATTAAACAATCAATGCTTGTTGTCCTTCATTGGCTTTCCTTTTGTATTAGCTGGCTCATAATTTTAAAATATAAGTGGGTAATCAGCGGATCTACACATTTTAAAAAGGGAGAAGCCAATATCCTTGACTAAACATTGAAGCTCTTTTCCGTATATTTCATCAAAAAGTTGCCCTCCTAAGACGGTTCTATGATTGAATAAAGCCTTATACTATCGTTCTTTGTCCACATATCAGGGCGTAGTGTCTCGGCCAGTGTGGTACTTAATGAGTTTAAGGAGGTGTTCAAAGAGAGCTAACATCGTAAGGCAACCTCAGTATTCCTCAGCATAAGACAAAATTTTTCCCGTGAGATATTCATAGTTTTTGAGAGAATTTGGTACATTTTTGTTACTGACTGCCCATCCGAGTTTCATCAACGTAGCACCTGGGTCCTTAAAAGAAACAAGTTCACCCTAGTACTCTTAGAGAATCTGCTTGCAAAAAGTGGTACCAGTAATTCCTTGTCTGATTGTTATGGTGTTGTCTAATCCCAAAGATGATTGAACCGAGGCAGTGTAATGTAAGAAGACTTCATCGTTACACGCAATGACGCTGTCATCACCTTCAGTTAAGTAGAAAACATCCGACAACTTCGTATAGGTAGACCTTGCAAATTCTATAGTAAGTTTATTGAGAAGCGTGTTACCAAGAGATGTAAACATTTCACCGGACTTGCGCGGACGCATATCTACAAATTGTATTTATCCCTGGCTTGAGGTAACTCATTATGGCAGTGAATGCGCATTCAGGTAAAAGTCATAGAACTCTGGGCAAATTCACTTGATTAGCATTAGTTCTATTTGGAGCAAGCATTGTTTCTGGGAGGCGTCATAGCAAGAAAAATCACATTCGGCAGAGTATTCAAACCCTCATAATTTCTGCAGTTGATGCCATCGTTGTTCAGGGTTCATGCACTTGATAAAATTCGGGTCAAGGTAAACCTAGTCAACGACGAGGTCATAAATGGGGCCAGTAACAAATCTGAGAGAATCTTCTGTTGCTTATATAGCTCATGAAATAGCTCATTCTCCAGCAAGGATTTCTGATTTGACAAACATTTTACTGCCAACCCGCATTTACTAATCACATAAGTCTCATTCTAGAGTCTTTGCGTACTACTTTTTCACATAGCTGGGCTTGTTGTCCATCTCTTCTATGTATTAGAAAGACTCGCGTCGCCAGTTTTCATATACTTCAGCAGATCTGTCTGATTTAACGTAGTTTTAATTGATGAAGTCTTGTGCAAATTTGAGGAATTTTTCTGTTGCGGTTGAGATGGGTAAAAGATTACTGGCATTCGTTCTGTAAATGGCAGCCTCTGCAAGATTGTGAGTACAGGACGTGTGCCAGCACACTGGTAAGTCAAAAATTGGGCCACATTGAAAGGTTTTCTTTGTTTCGCATTCTGAAGTTATGAGGCGCTTAATCTTGAAATAGTCAACTGGTGGTGGCTAAACAGGAGTGCCGGCACAAGTAGACGTTAGCTAATAGTACCCGGTTTTCTCATCAATCACAATTTAGCTTGGTTAAGGCAGCGCAGAATCTAATCATATTTCCTGTCACTTTGTTCCATTTCAGTCTTTGTTTATCAGTTGGACATCAAGTTAGGGAATGTAAGCTCCTCGCCGTTACATTCTTACATCAGCTATTTAATCTCTTAATGTTCCTCTTCCTATTGGTCCGTAAGTTAGTAGGTGATCTTCTAAGACATTCCACTAGTTGAGGTTGTCTTTCTTCTAGGCTTTGCATGATGGGCAAAGGATGCCGTCCTCTTAATCTACGCATGCATAGT